CCATATCAATAGCACCTTCAGGGTCAAATACTTTTCCCGCAAATTCAAAAGTTTCACTCATGTTAATTCTGAGTCCCGCAGCTTGGGCCGCCATTCTAGCCAATCCGTTAACACCATCTTGGAATCCATATCTATTGATTTGGTTTAAATTTTGTTCAACCAAATCAAAAACCGCAGATGTATTAACCCCAACTTTACGAGCAATATCCGCAGTACTTTGCAAGTCTTTAACCATTTGACCTGTTTGAATACCAGCATTTTGAAAATTTTTGACAACTTCACCGCTTCGTTCCACAGTAAACCCTAAAACTTTACCACCAGCATACAATTGTTCGGCAACCTCAGCCGATGTAATCATATTTGTTTGTAATTGTTTAGCAATACTCTCTTGAATGGTATAAGCGTCTTTTGCTTGTCCACCCATACCAATAATTCCAGGTATTGATACCGCAATTTCTTGTCTTAATGCTGCTACCGATTTTTGTGTTTGACCAAATACTGCGGTTAAAGACGCATTACTGGCGTCTAACTCATCAACTAAGTCGTTGATTGTTTGATTAATTGTCTTATATCCATCATTGATTCCTTCTTGTACAATTTTAACGGCCCTGGCCAATAAACTTAGTTTTTCAGAATCATCACCGTTGGATGTATTACTAGGGTCAAGCATATCTTATAAATAGAATCATTCTGATTTTTGAGAAAGTTCTATTACTTTATCTACAAAATATCTTCGGGCGTACGAAGGCATTTTCATAAAATCAGTCCACGACAAATGCATATTTGTCGCCAATACATAAAATTCGTCTAATTGATATTTTGCGTAATCAGAAGAAAACCCGAAAAAACTCTGCCCCGAAGTTGATATTGACATCAACTTTTTCTCCTGACGGGGCTACTAATACTTTTCTTAAATCAATTGATGGTTCATTTTCATTCAAAAAATTCCTAATGTACTTTGAATCCATAATTGGAAGTCCTTCAATGAATTTTGTTTTTGTTTGTTCACTTGTTTCTCCGTCTACAGAAACAATCTGTTTCATTAATCTCCAAGTAACCTTTGGTGCAACTCTACCTTTTGGATATGTTTCCGCCAATTTATCAATTTCTTGTACCTCCTTAAAAGTTAAAGGTTTAACTTTAATGTTAACTTGTGATTTTGGAAGTTGAATACTATATGTTCCGTCTTCATTTGGTGGTGTACTTGGAACTTTAAAATCCAAACTATCTAAAAGAATGTCTTGTTCAAATCTTTTTCCTGTTTGGGGGTCAATTGCCGTCACTTTATATTCAGGACCAAATGATGTGTTACGTAAAAAGATTAAAATGGCTTCAATATCACCATTTAACATGTCTTCTGGTTTTAAATCATGTTCATAAACTTTGGTTCTCACCAAATTCATTAACAAATCATCAGGATTTGTTGACATAAGAATGTTTTCATCAGCCGCGGTTAGATAACCAACTTTTACAGCTTTCTTTTTTGATTGGTAAAATTTACCCTCAGATGGTAACTTTACCACGTCATGTGGTAAATTAAAATCTTGTTGTCCGTATTGTAACATTGTTGCATCCATAAAAAAAAACACAGGGTTTATACCCCTGTGTTAAATATATTTCATTTTGATTTTTAATCAATAATAAAAAGTAAATACAATCTTAGTAAATCAATATACAACGGTCCATTTGTATAGTCAAATCAATTGTTGCCAATTTGTCATCACTGTAAGATGCTGTATCCCAAGCCGCTTTAGTAATCATTGATTGAGCTAATTGCCATTTTTCAACAACAACGCCAGTTGGGTCTAACATCTCTAAATACAAGTCTTTCTTGTAACCAGCGGCATATCCCATACGACCTGTAACAGATTCTGCGTGTAAACGAACCCATTCCATAAGAGCTTGTGTGGCTGATGGTCCAATAGGGTCACGGAATTTTATGGTCATTGGGTTCCATTTGAATCTACCAGCTACAAAAGTAGATGTGTTCAAAAATTGAATTTCAACCGGATTAATATCAATAGATGGTCTTCCTGTTGATTCAACAAACCATTCATTTATACCCAATGTTGGGTCAAAACTTAGTATAAATCGGTTCGCTCTTTTTGGTTCGTAGGGAACCGGCATTTTCATTAATAAATCAGCCATGGTATATTATTTTTTTTCTTTTTATTATTTTTTATTTATTTATAAATACATCCATCTGGAAAATTTTTGTATTTACTTTGTTTTTTCAAAATTTATATTCCTCTTTAGAATCTAGTTTTAGTTCCTTGTCCAGTATAATAAGTTTTAAGAGATGGTTCATCTTCTAAACTAGTCTTCATAGTTTCTACATTCTTTATATCATCATCAGAAAAACCAATACTAGGAATAAACTTATTAGATATATCATTTTTAACAAATAGTTTTTTACCTAATATGTTTGCTTGAGATTTTACATATGATATAAATTCTCTCATAGCATCCACTTTTAATTTCTCGGGGTTTGCAGTTCCTGAACTGTCGCTAAAAGTAACTGGATAATATTTGTTTAAATCTAAGTATTCCCTGATTAATTCTAAATCACTTTTATCCTCCAAACCTACAATGTCCCTGTATTTTTTTAGATTTTTAATTAATAAATCTTTATTTAGCCCATTATGATTTGTGATTATTAAATTATAAATCGCATCTTTAATAGTATCAGGATGGTGACCTCTAGCCGTAATAATTGAAAATATAGACCCATTGTTTATTGCTTCTATAAAATCAGACCAAGCCGGACCTGGTTTTGCTTTCATTGAATCAATTTTAAATTGTTTGTCACCCTCTTTTCTAAAGTTTCGGTATGGGGAATCTGCATAACCTACAATTTCATACCCTTTATAATTAAAAGGCTCTTTTCCAATAACATGTCTGTATTGTGCATAATCTTCGGTAGACATTGGAACTTCAGCTCCTTTAGAATCCTGTAAGATGATTTTTGTTGGCATGAACATTAAATTGTCATCCCAGTCAAATGCGTAATATTTTAAATCTGGCGAACCAGCGTCATCAAAACCTTCAAGTAATGATGACACTGGGATATTTGTTTTTGTTTTAATCATTTAAATTAGATATTCTCAAATGATGCTCCTGTTGGAGTAATGAAGAATTCAATATCAATAAATTCCAAAGCTTTAGTTGGTTTCAAATAAATTTTACCAACCATTTGGTTTTTATCTAAATCTTCAGGATTGTTACTTACTGTAACTCTGAAATCATAAAGACCTCTGTCTCTTCTAATAGCGTCCAAAATAGGATTAACCGCATCTAAGAAATCTTGTCTAACTTTAGAATCGTTCTGTTCAAACAACAATCTTACAGCCACAGCTGAAATTAACTTACGAGCTTGTAATAACAATCTTCTAACGTTAATTCTGTTAAGTGCTGTGTCAGCGATTTGTAATGTTTTATTACCCCAAATTACAGTTCCAACATCAGAGAAAGTTGCGATAGGGTTAATTCTACCTTGATACAATGTATCTCTATCTGATTGTGTAAGTTTCTTACGAGCTTTAACCGCATTTACCAAACCTCTTGTGTAACCCGCAGTTGCGAACCAAGGGAATGATACGTTATCAGTCAACGCCAAGTTTCTACATACCTCATTTGTTGGTGGGATATAAATTTGTGTGTTGTTAACAGTATCTCTAACCAAAATCCAAGGGTAGTAAGTTGCTGTATAGTTAGAATCAATACCTGTGTTATTTAAATTATCAACCGCTTCAGTTGGATAAACAAAATTATCAGTTTGAATTGGTATGTTAACATTACAGTCAGGTGTTGTACAAATGTAGATTGAATCCGCTCTATTAAATGTTACCATTGAAATTGCATCTTCTACTAAATTTGAATTATTTACATAATCAATACCTGGAGTTGCAAATACGTTGATAGTCGTTGCTTCAGGGTTTGCAAATGTATTAATACCTAACAAGTATGCGTAATAGTCGGTATTTGCGTAGTCAGTGAATTCACCTAAAGCAATCGGTTTAAACGCTCCCCAACCAGTTGCGTTTGGATATCTTGTTGTTGAACAAGCTCCTTTTTGATAACCAGCGTTACCTAATTGGAATCTGTCTGTGTTTGTTCTTTTTTCAGTATATATGTCCCAACCATCAAAACCTTTCTGAACTAAGAAAGTGAATTTTCTTGATTGAATTGTGTAGTATGGACTTGTAATAGTTTCAGGTTCAGATTGGAACGAAGCGTCACCAACAAAGAACGCTGGTTG